CTCCAGTATTGCGCCGATATTCCAGCGCTTATGACAGGTTCGTAAACTCCACTATGGGAATGATCGCCATAAGCCGCATGGCTATGATCGGTGCCTAAGCCGGGAAATGAAACGGTTGATATTGGCGCAAACGCCCTCCCGGCCCACCACCTTGTGGCAACCTTGCTTGTGTCCAGGCTCGATCCATAGGCCGTATCAATTCGCCAGGTATTCCACCACAAGTGCGATCCAACGGCATAAAGCTTATTGGTCTTCACGGATGGCGCCGGACCAGTCAAAGAGATATTCGAGAAGTTTCCCGGTTGTTGCGCGAAGGTCAGCACGGGCATGATGGCAAGAATAATCAGGAGGATCTTTTTCATAATGAATCCGAAATTGTTGAAAGGTTCACATTGCATCCGTTCCAGCCTGCCGACCACAGGTATACTGGGGTGATGGCTTCCGCAGGAAAGTTGACGAGCACGGCCGTGATCCCGTTTCCGGCAATATCCTGGCCGTTGATAAGGTCGGTTCCTCCCGGGGTGGTGCCGGCATTCACAGTGATAGGGGCATTCGTATTATTCTTGATCACCAAATATTGGTAAAGCCTCCCTGCCTGGAAGAAGGTGGGAAACACCGAATTCCCGGCAATGGCTTTGATCTTTGAATCTGCACCGATACCGAGTATAATGGCATTCACGAACTGGTTAGTGTCGCTATCCTGTAGAACATCCACCATTTCGAGGGTCCGGCCGTTGATGATCGCTTCATTCACGGCGGCGGTGAATACGGCCTTGTCACTCATGGCGGTGACATTCACCTGTATCTTCGGGCTCACCTTGCCCGACTGGTTTAAATAAACGAGAGTAATGCTCATGGCTTTAAATTTCTGCGTCGATGAATACTTTTGTTGATACTTCACAGGTCACATACCCGCTGCTGCTCATGGTGGGCTCATCCACCTGGTAGAAAAGGCTGCTTTCGTCGGTTGTGATCACCTGGAGGTTCTGAAGGTGTGAATAGGTCACCGTGTCCAGCGAGGTCCTTGGAGCGATCCGTTTTCGGGTAAAATAGAGATTTCTCCAGTGGTTGTGTCCCGAGTAGGTGTCCACCTGACCCCACTTCTCATGCAGGTGCTTTTCTTCATAAAATTCCAGGCATGCAAGGGTATCGTCCCTTTGCTCAAAGGTTCCCGGGAGCTCGCCCCCCTGTAGTTGTACTTCAGTCATCCAGAATACAATATCCGAGGTGTTGATGTTGAAACAGATCTCGATGCAGTTGGAGGCATCCAGGTCGGTGTCGTCGATGGTGGAAAGGCTGGCCGGGGTGAATACCACATGATAATAGTGGAACCCGGTTGCAATACCCACTGCTTCGGTGTGCGACCAGTGTGCCGATCCGGTCACCTGCGATGCCGTGAGCATCTGCGAGAAGGTGATGTTCATGTCGAAATCCTGGTCCGAATGAAAAGCAAACGACAATACGCATTTGCCATTTTCGAAATGCATCACCCCGGGGATCCGCTGTTTTATCTTCAGCGATCCGGCACCGGTGAAGCTTCCCTTCAATGCTGCGTAGGTCTCTTTGATCACACTGCGATGAACCGCGAATTCCTGCGTGAGGTCTCCCGATTTTATCGTTCCCCCGCAATCTGCAAACCATCTGTCAAGGGTGTAGAATGCACTGCCGGAAGCAATATGAAAGGCATTCTTGCGCTGGGCCACCCTGAAGTCGCCATTCAGGATCACATTCTTTCTTCCACCCCGCAGGATCTCCGTTTCCACGAAGGCCGTGGTGGCTACCTCGTTGTCGTTCTGCTGGTCCGTGAAGAAGTTGGCACAGGTCGTTCCATCCAAAAGGGTCCCAAGGATTCCCGTGGTTCCTATACAGATCTGGTTGATCAAAGTCTTTATCCAGTTATCTCTGTTTACAAGTTGCGAAAGCGGTAGGTTCATGGGCGTTCCCTCACCCCCGGCAAGTGCCTGGTCACCGGTTTCCCATTTACGAACGCCATCCCACGTTCCTGATTCTGCGAAGTTTGTCATATCTTAATGGATTGAAACGTAAACAATACTGTCGAGCAAACACCTCACGGGCTTGTACTCGTTGATAATTTTTGTCAGCTTGGCCGTGATGGTCGGTGGGACCATCGTAGGATTCGGCACCGGCACAAAGGCGATGAACTTGGCCCAGTCCTCCGATCCCAGTGTCGTGGTCCCGTCAAGCACCCACGAACCATCAAGATACTTGCCAACCCCTTCCTGAAAGGTCACATTGGGAAATCCCGCAATCTCACATGCCTTTTTGATGCTCCAAGGTGTTCCCTTCTTTGCATGAAGTTTGATGGAGTTCTTCAGAAGCTCTCTTTTCTCATCCTCCGTGCTGCAGAATTTATATCCTTCGTACCCGGTTACGTGGAACTGATCAGCGAGGGCATCCAGGGCATCAGCGGGCACCGTTTCCATGCAGTAAACCAAAGTATTCACCACGGGCAATGCGTCCATCCTTGCGGCGAATATGCGGCCGAAAACGGTCAGGTGATACTTGGTGAGCAGGTTGCTGGCAATGGCGTTCATTATTCTGTCAGTGTTAAGGATGTCAGCACAAGAAATTCGGTGGCGGCCGGCACCTGGTCAGTAAAGGATGAAGTCACATTCACCACGTTGTCATCGGCACTCATAATGGCTGCGATCATGTGAGCCTTATAAATTGTACGATCAGCAATGGAATCTTTAATCTTTTGCGACATCGCCAAACAATACGCCTGAACACCAGCCGTGATATTTGCCAGCACGGTGGTCCAAACGGCAGTATCCTTGATCAGGATGGTGGCCGAAAAGGAATAGGTAACCTTGGTGGGGGTTTCCACGGTCACCGTATCGCACAATGGCCTTACAGTCTCGTCCGAACAGGCTGCGGTAACGGCATTGATCACCTCGGTAGGTGTTTCGATTCCTCCCGACACCAGCGGATAGATCTTCACGGTACCCGGCGTGTCCGAGGTCACCAGCACATCCTCAATCAGGGCGCTGGCACTCCGGGCCCAGAATTCATAGGATCCCCTCGATCCGGCACATGAGAATGATTCGGGAGCAATCTCGATACGCACCCTCAAAGCTTCGTCGGTTTCCTCATCCACACCACCGGCAGATTCAGTGGTATTGGTCACCGTGGCCACGAAAACCATAGTGTCGATCAGCTTCTGCACCGAATTAATGATGTATCCATTCCCGACCGATCCCTGCAGGTTGCATACAGCAGGAACGTCTTTGTAGGTATCACCCGAAAGGAAGTTGGTATTTCCGAGGGTCGTGAAGTAAGCCTTCCCGTCGTTGGTGGATACTCTTTTCCCCGAAGGTATGGTTCCGTCTGCATGGTAGGTCGTGAAGGTGAATCGAAGGGTTGTCACGGCAAAGTCAGCCGGCAGCCGGGTCACACCCACCAGTGCGGCAAGGTAGTCCAGGTTTGGGGCCGTGGCATAGTCCACCAGGTTGGCAACGCACCCTGCTTGCGCCTGCAATCTTACAAGGTATTCCCGGTAGGCAATCTCATTGAGAATAATCCGTTCGTTCTGCCCGGGTACCGTGCTCTTTCCCGTATCTGCTTCGTATGCAGCAACTAGCTCGTTGATGATGGCCTGCAGGTCTGTGTCGATGAAATTAGGCTGTGGCATAGGATTGCGATACTTTATCGGTTAAGTTGTTCATGGACCATAATACTTCAATGGTGATCTGGAATTCTTCAATGGTATATGCGATGCTGTCCACCGTTATGCGTGGCTCCCAGGCATTGATGCTTGCAAGCACATCCTTCATCAGCACCGGGGCAACCTGCTGGGCCGGTTTGTCCACGTAAGCCATAAGGTCAACGCCAAACAATGGATTGATTGGATCGCTTCCCTTCTGGGTGGCGATGATGTTCAGAATGCACTGGTTAATATCGTCTACGTCGGTGATCACTTCACCTTGCGCCGTGCTCGACATTTGCCAGTTGTTGGTTTTCAGATCTTCCGTTATCATGATGCCGTGCAGTTTAACAGGATGGTACCCGTGACCGGGCCACTGGGCGAAGTAAGTACAAAGGTCACAGCGGTATTGCTGTTGATTGCAGCAACTACGGCGGCCACAATGGCCGATGCCTGTGCATCCGAAAGGTCATCGAGTGGCCCCGGCTGACTTGCCGTGTTCGTGTTCTGCGTGGTGTATGCCACCTTCAATGCAGATCCAAGTGTTGTTGATACGCTCATCCTTCAAAGAGATTAGGTAACCGTGTTTTTATAGCTGCGAAGTCGGCCACGTTGATCGGCACCCCCGAAGGACCCACCGGCGTGGTCACCGTCAGCGCCATGATCTTGTCGATCAGGTCCGAGATAATGGCCTTCAGGCTTTCCGATGATGTCTTGATGGTCCATCCGTTCTCAGTCATCTTCAATTCCGTTCCGCTGATCTTCAGGTCCAGTATCTTTCCCGACTTATCGTAGTTCACAATCAGTCCGTCTGCAAACTTCACCTGGTATTTGTTTTCATCGGCGGCCACTGGCTGAACATCATCACTGAACACAGAGCCAAGGATCACCCCGGCATTGCACTGGTCGTCCATCAGGCACGCAACCTGGTTCCCTACCGGGATCGGGAATTCTGTTGTGATATCTTTGGTCGAAGCGCTAATCACCGGCAGGTAGTCCGATACAATGCCGAGGTCAGCGAACTGCACCCTTGCATATCCGGTCGAAGCCTTGTATTCCGATATCTGTCCGAACCTGATCATTTTACCACGTTGATTTGATACTTCGGTTTCTTTGCAGGCTGCTTCCTTGCGGCCTTCTTCAATTCAATGAATCCTACTCTTTTTCCGGTTCCGGCAGTGATCCATCCTGATGGACGATCAATATTATGCTCCGTACTTACAATATGGTATTTACCCGATAACTTACCAATACCCGTTATCTGTATATTATTTCCCGCAACGATCAGCGGATTCCCGGTCACAATAAAGTTTATCTCCTGCTGGTTGGTGTTATTTTTCAGCAGGGATGCCCCGGCCATGGCTTCTGCCTGGTCGTCGTTTTCCACCCGGTCATTGATCTCCATGCTGTCATCCGTGGGAGTGTCACCCATACCCATGCCGGTGTCGTCGGGGATTTCATCTCCATTCGCATCCGTGGTGGATGTGGGAAACGAAGGAGCCACCGACGACAAGCCCGGCGCATCAATGGTTTGATAGGGTATTCCGTCCGCGTTGGTTTGATCTTTTAATTCAACCGTTTTAAGAACGAGCGCATTTTTCGAAGCAGGAACATAATACACGTTTGCCTTGCGGAAAACCTTGTGGCTTTTATCCTTGATCGAATAAGAAAGGCAATCAGTGCGATCAATAACATATACCGACGATGCGTTCATAAGGTCGAACATCCGGGTAAATACCAGGAGTTTCCCCCGGACTGAAAAATAATATCCGAATTGTCCTGCCAGCCGGTTCAGGAAGGCAAGATCATTCTCCATGTGCTGGGTCAGCCGGTTAAAGCTGATATCGTCAACCTTTCCCTGCAGGGTCAGGCCATTGTCAGAAGCGATGGTTTCAACGATCTTTTTGAGAGTTGTGTTCTCATGGCCGTAGTTCTTTTTGGTGCGAAGTTTTCCCGATATTGGTGCTGAGATCCCCCGGATGCTCACCGTGTCGGGCATGGAAGAAATCTCGATCTCGTCAATTTCAAATTCACCGCAGTTCATCATTGCATCGTAACCGATCTCGACTATGATCTTGGCGCCCTTTTCGGGATACCATTCATTTTCCCAGAAGGCGTCCACGTTTTCCAGCTTCAGGGTGATCTCGTCAGCGGTTCCTTCAGTGGCGTCCTTGTATCCTAACTCAATGAGGTATTGGGAAATATCCGTGGATATATCCTTCTGGTTGTAAGTCACCCGGTAACTGGCCCCGCCTATCTTTTCCATGGTGGCAGGTTTTGGGAAGAAATTGAAACAGTATCCTGGATCGGTATAGCAAGTACCAAGCCATCAGGCAGCACCGCAGAGCAACCCACAAGGGGATTGGCATCAGATATATCACCTGCCCGGGAAATGGTCCCATAAGCCTTGAATGATATCCCTGTCCAGGTATCTCCCGCTTTGGTTATGTAGGTCGTGTTGCTCATCGTCTTGTCGTTACCAGCCCGGCAATCGGTGCCCCCGAACTGAAAAATGATGATTGAAGCTTCTGAAAGTCTTTATACAGTCCTACCGATGTGAGCATGTCGTGTCCCGAAAGGCTTGATGCAAGATTTCCGGCTGATGATTGCAACCCGGTGATCTGTCCGAGCATGTTGGTGGCTGCCGATCCAAGTCCGGTTGATGCCGAAAGTTTGGTTTGCAGGCCATTCAGGGTCCCTTGGTATTCGTTCAGCTTAGCCGAAGCCTGGTCCATCCATCCGTTTGCTTCTGCACCATATTTCTTGGCCTTGTCAATCAGGCTTCCGGCTGATGCCGCCTGCATGTTAGTTTTCTGAAGGTCGGTAATGATCCCGGCATTCTGTCCCTGCACAGGTAAAAGTCCTGACTGGATCGGGGGAACTTTGTCGATGGTGGCGAAGGATCCGTTCTTTGCTTCCTGTTCAGCCTGCTTGCGCGAATCCGACCAGTAGTTTTCAATCAATGAAAGGTCAAAGGTTGCATCCACCCATTTGCCATCCGGCGTGGTTTGATTTACCTTCAGTTCGATCGACTTGATCACAAAGTCACCATACACCTTACCATCACCACCAATCAACGGAAGCACCGATACATCACTGCGATACTGATCCAATGCCTCATATTGTTTCTTTGGATCAGCAAACATGGAATGGATATGGATGGAAATAGAAACTTCATTGGCCTTCTGGCCGGTTGACTGCAGCCGGGGCTTACCCTTGATCAGGGCGTGTTCAGCAATGTCCGTCTCGGTTTTTACCCCGAAATCGGAAAAGCTGTTCAGCTTCTCGAACTTTATGTCACCCAGTTGCCAGTACATCAGTATTTTTTCCTTTCGTTCCTTGCCTGGTTAGATTGAATCAGCCGCATCACTTCGGCTTCATGCGATTTGAGCATGGCCATGAAATCATCCTTGTCTTTTCCAGTTGCTGATCCGTAGATATTCACCACTGGGGCATACACCAGGCCGGCACCCGACTGGCTGCCACCATTAAACTTGTACGACTGCCCGGCCACTTCCCCGGTAATACTTTTCATCGCCCGCGTGATCGGCGTGGCCTTCATGGTCTGTGCGATGGTCTCCACAATGCGAACCCGGTGCAGGGTGCTCAATGGACCTTCCTTGGCAGGTGAAAATGGCAGGAAATTCCGGATCTTTTGTACGATATTTCTCATGGCCTCAATGGGTTTTGAAGCCATTGACTGAATCCCATTGAAGATTGATTTTACAATATTGGAACCCGCACGAAAGAATATTGATCCAACTGAGGTTACGAAGTTTATGACACGCGTAAAGGTCTTTATCAGTATTGTCAATCCTTTTACAACAACCCATATCGCACCTCCAATTAAGGTAATGGCACCGGCAATTAAAACGAATCCCGCTATTGCAACGGTTTTGAACGCTGTTGAGAATAATGGTTTGAATAGATTAAACAATCTTCCAATCATGCCCAGGATTGGCTGAATGGCCATGGCAAGACTTGAAATGGATCCCTTTAACTGGACCCACAGATTCTTAAATACCTTGATTACCGGAGTAAGGAAAACCAATCTTTCTTTAATCTTGTCCCAGTACTTTATCATCACAATCACTGCGACAACAACTGCCATAACTCCCGCGATGATCCATACAATGGGACAACCATAGAGGGATGTATTAAAGATCCATTGGGATGCAGCTGCCATTTTTTCATAAATTGCAGCCTGCTTCATTTCAAGAATATAGAAATGGATTGTGTCTTTTAAATCTCTTATGTTTAACAATGACTTTGCAACGCCACCGGCAAACCTTCCTACATTCTTTATGGTCCCAATGACAACAAAATTATAGGCCATGGTTGCAATTTTCAAGGAAGCCAGCCCGATCACGAGATATTTCAAGGTCTGTCCAAGTACCTGGTTTTCTTTATACCAATTTTTGAAACTTATCGCCGCCCTTGTGGCGACTTCTGCCATCCTGGCAATCATCGGCATGAGTTTCATTCCAAAGTCAATCATAATCCCTTTCAGTGCCGACATTGCAATCTGTAATTTCTCGGTAACAAGCCTTCCCCTTTCCTCTGATTTATTCATCAATGATTGCTGGCTCATCATCTTTCCAAGGGTTTCATTGTACCCCTTGATGCCAAGATCTGATAGCGATGCCGCCGCCACGCCGCCCCTTCTTCCGAACATTTGACCGAATACTTGTTGCCGGAGGTTAGCCGGGACCTGCCCGAGTTGCGCAACCATGTTTTCAAGACCAAGAAACTTACCCTTCTTGTCGTAAAACTGCATTGAAATCCCCGACTTATGAAGCTGCTCGTTGAACTTGGTCATCTTGGCAGGGTCAGCAAGCTTGCTCATGATGACCTGCATAGCGGCACCGGCACCCGCAGCGCCACCGGTGGCCTGCTGTATCTTTACGATGATGGCAGCCATAGCCTGCATATTCTTGATGCCACCCATTCCCATCACCCCCATGCCGGACCGGCCCACCGCCTGCGCGATATCTTCTGCGTTGGTTACGCCCAGGATCTTCATGCGGGAGAAAAGATCGGGTAACGCTGCCATATCGCCCTGTGCAATCTTCCCCATCTTGATAGTTCGTCCTATAATGGTGGCAGCTTCATCGTATGGAATACCCATAACGCGACCATAATCAAGGACTGATTTTGAAAACTTTTCGGTGATCACGGATGCGTTCATTCCGGTATTGATGAGTGAATTCATCATACCCATAATTTCAACCTTGCCACCCTTGTACGATTCTGCCAATCTGCCGGAAAGTGCAATGATTTTATCATAGGCCGGAGCCACCTGCCCAGCCGCGTTGGTCATGGATTGCTTGATGGAAATGGCCATACTTTCGTACTTTTCAGCCATTTCAACAGCATTCTTTCCAAACTCATAGGCAGCGGCAGCGGTTATTACACCACCCATTGCGGATCCGGTCCCTGATCCTCCAATGCGATCTGCCGCCTTCTTGAATCTATTGAGATGACCGATAGACTTGTTCATGGATTCGTTCACCACCCGGCTCATACGATCGTATGCCGAAAGGATCAACGCTACCCGTACATTTTTTTCGTCAGCCATTACTCTTTAACCTCATTCATTTCCTTGTGTAACTTGAATGCCTCGTTGTACCAAAATATGATATCCTCCAGGTACATATTGAGGATGCCCGATAGGCCTTCCCCCGTGAAGTGAGCCAGAAATACTATCTCACGGGGGGTTACTTCAAATTTTTCAACTCATCCCACTTTGAAACGAAGAGATCATAATCATCCTCGTCGAGATCAACCAGGTCTTCCGGCACGATCGGTTTCCCGCCGATAGTCGAAAGCATGGAGATCCGGGCCGTAAGATACCGGCCGGGATTTCCCTGGTCCATGAATTTTGATGCGTTTTCAACATCCGAGCCTTTTCCTTTGCGGATCGAAGCAGTCCTTCCATCCGAAAGGATGAATTCAATACTGGTAGGCTTTGTCGGTGTGTCTTGTCCTGAAATTTTTGTTGAATCTTCCACGATTTTTTAGTTTTACGGTTTTGAAAAAAGGGCCGGCCGGGATGGCCGGCCCCTGACTTAATCTGCGAAGGTCTTAGCCTCCGATGTTCGCACGGTAACCGGCGAGGGTGTCAACGCCTGCCACCTTGTAAATGTTGGCAAAGGCATCGTATTCCACCACATCCACACCACCGATGGTGAGCTTGTAGTAGGTGGCACCGAAGGTGGTTTCAACTTCTGCGTTGTCGTGCTGTTTGAAGTTTACGGCCGGAACGCCCTTCATCTGTGCGGTCATGTAGATCACCACCGGGATCTGTGCGACAATGCCGCCCGCCTGGTACTGGTCGATGTTCGCACGAAACTGGAGCTTCACCGAGGTAAAGGGATTCGAAAGGGTCTTCAGCACATCCACATAGAGTGAATTCCATCTGATCTTGCCTTCCAGCTTGTCGATGCCCGAGGGGAGCTCGATGGATCCCACAAGGCCGATGGCCCCATGTTCTGCCATCTTGAACTTGACTTCAGGAGCGTCCATCTCCTTCACCTGGCCGAGCAGACTGCCGCCTTCCACGTAACAGTTTGCATTTGTGATTCGGTTAATCTTGATCTCTCCCATGGCTTATTTCAGGTTTTTGAGAAGGTTGATATCGTAGGTGCTCTTAAAGGTGATCCGTTCGCCCGGCACCGGGGAAGCGAAGGAATAGCTGAAGGTGTAATGACCTGCGCCCATTTCGGTGGGGTCATTGTCGTTCACGTCGAAGATGCACTTCCCGTCGATCAGCGCACCGCGACCCACCAGGGTACGGATAAAGCTGTTCACAGATTCGCACACACTGTCAATCCATGCTTGGTTCACCGGTTTGTCGATGAACTGAAGCATTGCATAGCGCACCGATTCGTCGAGCACAATGCCGGCCATCTGGACCGGGTAGAACGAATCACGGGTGGCCGTGTTGGTTGGGTAGGCAGCACTGCGGTTTCCCCAGGTGCGAACACCGGTTCCGTAGCTGTTGAATACCGTGGTGATCCCGACTGCATTCAGAGTTTGTGATTCTGCAGTGGCATCGTCAAGACTTGCCGAGATATTGGTTTCCACCACCGAGTTGCCGGCAGCGGCGGCCAGACCCTGAATCTGATGATTCGAGGGAGAAACGTGGAAACCCTCATTGTTGATCGTGGCCGCCCATACGCCGGCAAAGAGTGCAGAATACCATCGCATCTCATAGGAGTTGCTGTAGGCATCGTATTGAGATAATTTGGGGTAAAGCAGGATGTCGTGCTTGTCGCTGGTGAAGAAGTTGATGGCGCCTGCGGGACCACGGCCTGCGATTGCACCGGCTACGGTTGTCGTTGCGGGAGCATCCTTCAGTGCGAAGCCCTTGAACTTGTTGGCCCATACCGTCATTTCGGCAGCCACGGCGCTCAGTGAGCTATATCCGGGTGCGATGAAGATCTTCGGGTTGAAGCCGTTCAGGTTGTAACACAGGTCGAAGCACTTTCCACCCGAGCGAACGCCGCCCGGACTGGTCACGGTTCCGACGATGGCCGTGGCATCCACCGAGGTGAAGTCGGCCTTGTTGTAGTCCACTTTCAGTGAAACGGCGCCATAGGTGGCTGCAGCTGCACCGATCAGGGTGATATTTCCGAAGTCATCCAGGGTGTAGTCGGTATCCTTCACCAGGGTTGTTACTCCAGTGCTGTCCTTTACAACTACTCCCGAGAGAGGTGCGTAGGTGGTCTTGATCTTACCGTTAGCCACGGTATGAGTTTCTGCAGTCACGGCCGTAACCATGGTGGCGGCATCGAATACGTTTACCACGCATACCGATCCGGCGCCCTGCTGGAAGATTGCATTCAATGCCTGCGGGATGGAAAATCCCGGAAGCTGGGACCCGAACTGTGCGGCATCTTTGTCGCTGTACACCATGATAGGTGCGTTCTTGGTCCCCTTGGGTGCAGTGCCGACCAGTCCAATCACGGCAGCCTTAACGACAGTGATCTGTCGTGCCCCCGTGGTGACTTCTACGGTCTCACTGCCGTGAAGGAATGATGCTGTCATTTATCGTTATTTTTAGGTTGTGAATTTTTTTTCTCTTTAACCTCTTTCAGGTGGCCCTTCTCAATGAGTACCTGCACGTGCTCGTTTGTTTCATCGAGATCATGCACGGTATCATGCAGCAGAATCACATCACCCTGGTCTTTGAGGGATACTGCGTGCGGCTGCTGGCCGTGGAATGTGAATTTTTTCATGATTTTACGCTGTTACGTCAACATTTACCGTTCCCGTTTCATCCTTCAGGCTGATCTGCGTCGAAAGGATATCCGTTTCGGGATCCGGTTGTTCTATCCTGAACCCCTCAGTACTGATCATCATCGAGTAGGTCCACAGGTCAGCATTATGACTTTCAAACTTGACATTCAAAAGGTGGATCTTCGTGCAGTCGGGTGGCCTCCATCCCTGGAGTTTTCCCTGCAGTGCATCAAGAACCTGGTATATGCCCGACTTTCCCCTGAGCCTTCGCGATCTTACCACCAGTTGAAGGTGAATTGTTTCCGGCTGGCTGATGAGGTCCGAGGTCTGCGAATCGTCGAAAGCGCTTGAATTGTAGGCAACAACTACATCGGCCATGGTGTAAGGGGTCGTGTATTCGTTATCATTTTCAGGCAATACATTTGCCGCGACTGAGGTCAATCCCTGCAATCTGCCAACAATAGCCGCTTCCAACGATTCGTAGGTCATTTCAGGAAAGTGTTATTTTCTTCCACGTTCCGTTTACTTTGATCCAAAGGTATTTGACAGTTAATCGCATAGCCCCGCTTCGTAAGGTTGTGCTTGCCGTGTCGGCTCCCAAGGAATACTTTACCAGTTTGGAATCGGTAGGGAAATGGAAATAAGTGGATCCTTTCCGCACAATGGTGGTCCCGCTGTCCGTTTTCGCGAACGTGGAATCCATCACCATCCAGAAGGCAGAATCGGCACGCCACACCAGTGATCCCGGGGTAAGTTTAATACCCAAAGGCTTTGCCAGGGTGCTGATCTCATAATGCTGCTTGATCGTGGCCTGTCCCATCACCGCACCGGCGAACAGGACCAGGAAAAATAATGCAAGAATCTTTTTCATGATTTTACTTTTTCAAGGGTTGATAAATAATTGAAACCGTCAAATTTTCTGTGAACATGGCGCACCCAGTAATCCACTCCGTCAATGGTAATGAGTTCGTCATTACCTGCGTCAACCGCATCATCCAGGCCTTCAAAATCACTCCCCTTCCATTCCACATACCAAACATTGGGGTTATAGCCGAATTGTGCGATCATGCGATCATCGGTTGGTTCTCTGAACAGCACCAGGGCCTTCTTCTCATAGCCTTCCACCGACGATATCCATGATGCCTCGGTACCCATTCTTTCCAGTATGGATGCGAAGGCGAGCTCACGGATATCGTCGAAGGGAGTGCTCATGATTAGAATTCCATTCTGAGGTCCACAGTTGCGTCACCTGCGAGGGCAGCGCCCCAGGCATACCCTGCGAAGGTGTTGCCGGTCGGGGTGGCTGTAACCGTCTTGGTTGCGTCTTTGAAATAGAGGGCCGTGCCGGCGTCGATGGCTTCAGCTTCCTTGGCCACTGCGAACACACCATGCACCACCAGGATACCATCGTAACCGAGGGCCACATCCGTAGCA